GTGATATTTTCAAGTAATTTTGTTGTACCATCAGACATTCTTATTTCGTATTTACCCTGTTGGTTTAATTGCATTAAACTTGCAATACCTAAACGATCCTCTTCTTCTAAACCCATTAAACTAAAACCAGCTTTACCGAGTGCGGTCATTTTATCCGCAATCTTAGCTTGTTCTAAAGCAGTATTTTTAAGTTCATTATAATCTTGACCTAATGTTTCAGCAGCTATTTGGAGCATTTTTCTTTCAGCTGGTGGTATAATAAAATCTTTACCACTTTTGATTATAGCACCTTTTACTAAACCAGTAACTCTTTCAGCTAATTTAGCTGGATCATTCATGGATTCAAATGCGAGTTGCATTGGATCACCAAAATTCTCAGCAAATTTTCCACCTAACACTTGCATTTTTGCGGATGCCTCAACAGCTTTTTCTAAATCAGAAAAAGAATCTGTAAACGATTCGGTTGATTTTACAATATCAAATCTAATTGCGGTAGCTTTTGCCGCTAATTTTGTTAAATTATCTAAACCTCTACCAAAACCAATACCACTTAAACTTTCAACAAGACCTTTGTATGTTTTTAATACTTTTGTGGAGTTTAAATTCATTTTAGCGGCCACATTTCTGGCTTTATCGGTTAAGTTAATTGTTCTTTCGAGTGATATACCAATATTATCAAAGCTAGATGCTAATTCAGCGGCACCTTGTACGCCTAAATTTGTACCTAAACCTAATTCAATTAATTGTTCAACCTCACGTTCGTTGAATAATCTATTCTTACCAGTGGTTTCACTAAATGTTGACATTAACATTGCAACATCTTTCATTGTTCCACCAAATTTCATGGCTGACAATGTAAGTGATGCAAAATTATTTAATAAACCCCTCGATTCTTCAGCCGTTAATCCAATATCAGCCGCTAAATTTCCAACTGTACTTTGTATTTCTAAAAATGTATTAAAGGCTTTTTTAAGCGGAGCTAAAACCATCTTAACAAGAATGCTACCAACCTTTATTAAGGTTGATGCGACAGTTCCTAATATAGAAAATACCGAACCTAATACGCTACCAATACTAACCATAACGTCAGATATAGCAGCGCCGACAGATCCCATTCTACCCAACAATGGTATAGTTCTTCTCATTTGTTGTTGTGTAACCTTATTCATTTGGTTATCCAACTTCATTTTGTCTCTTTGTTTCGTTAAAGCATCAGCAAATGCTGTGTCACCTTTTTTTCTAGCTTTTAATATTTTTAACTCTAGTTTTTCAATTAAAGCATCATTTTCTTTAATTTTTTTACTAAACTCTAAATTTTGTTTTTGTTGTTCTCTGATTTTTTTACCAACACTAGCAACTCTCTTTAATACATTTAACCCTTTGACATCGGATTTTAACATATCTTTTCTTGCTTTACCAACGTTCATTTCTGCGGTGTATACATCATTAAGTATATCACGCATTTGTTCAGCATTAACGACACCAGCAGCTAGTGCTCGTTCAAGAACACCGCCAGCTTCAGTAAATTGCCTAAAAAGATCTCCTTGAGCCATTCGTTAAATTAAAAATCTATTGTAATTATTTTTCCACCACTACCTAATAAAGCGTTGTTAATATTATAAGATGATTTATTATTATTTAAATCATTATAAAAACTTCTAAAATCATTTTGATTAAAAGCTCTATTTTTAATTACCATACCAACTAAATCAGTTAACTTATCATCATTAAATATGATTGATATTGATTTACCTTTTAAAAGTACTAAAGTATCACCTTCTAAATTTGTCGATGATATTAAATAACTGAATTTTGAATTAAAAGTATTTTGGTCTAAATCAGCCGCTGGTAAAACCCTGTGAGTTTTCATTAAGGCGTAAATTTTATAAATATCTCTATGGTGTTTTGTTGGTAAATCAACTGTTCTACCATCAATATCAACTCTAGTTGCACCACTACCTCTTAACAATTGATCAGCTGCGTATTGAATCTCTCTTGTATTTTGGTCTGTCTTGGACATTATATTTAATAGTTTTTGATCTCTATCACTTAACCCAAGTCCTCTTTTAACTTTGTTCATTAATTGATTTATGATACCCCTATCATTTGGTTTAAACACTTGTTTAATATCTTGTTGACTACCTTTAAGAACTTCATTAATGTTTTCATCATTTGTTGTGAAATCATTATTTTCGATCATACGTATTCTTTCTTTTATTTTTTCGATAGACATGATTTTTTACTTTTTATATAAATAGTTTTAAATTAAAAAACCCACAAGAAATTGTGGGTTCTATTTATTTTCTTTTAGAATTAGCTTTGGCAACTTCTCTTTCTCTATGTTCCTTAACTTTTTTATTCTCTTCCATTAGTATATCAATAAAAGCCCTTCTCTCATAAACTGGCATATGTAATATATCAGCGTAGCTAAAATTACCGTGTTTTATGAGAATGTAGAACTCATAGAGTATATCTTTCTTATAAGTCGAGGTAAGGCCAAAGAAATTTTGAGGTAATCGGAAGTTCACCAAAAAAAAATTCACCACTTGGCGCTTGGATTGATACATTAAGATCTAAACCTGGTTCATTATCATTAATGTACTTTCTAAGAGCCCCAGAATCACCAACTGGCATCTGATCAATAAATGATTGAATTTGTCCTCTATCTCTTATACCATCAATTTCTGTAACTTGAGCTGTTAATCTCATGGTTAATAATTGAGAAATAGCATTTTGACCAAGCTTCTTTCTTCTAGCTTCATCTTCTTTAACCAGTTTTTCATCTTCATCGGCTGTTAAATATTTAAATTTAACTTTCTTTTTACTTCTTGGTAAGAAAAAATCACATTCACCATTTTCATCTGGATTAATAGAAATTTCTTTAGCCTGGAATTGACTGATATCAATTTCGGTTTCAAATCTTTCCCCAGTCTTAGGGTCAGATAACTCAACTGGATACATTTCACCATAACCAGTAGCTCTTAAAAAGAAGAGAATTGCGTTTTTATCACCAGAAAGCATTTGACCAGCTTTTAAATCTTGGTCGATTACTTTTTTGTCTAACAAAACGTCAATAACTTTACCACTCTGTAAAAGGTTTGGTGATGTCAAGATGTTTTCATCAGCAGCTGTTAAGTAAGCCACTTTAACAGTTGATTTTTTATTTTTGTAAAATTTACCTTGCGAAGGCAAAGAAATCACGTCATGCGCTGGTTCCATAAATGAATTATCCATATAATAATTTTTTTTGTTCTTTAATTATAATCTATTCTTAAATAGTGTAAACTATCTTTTTTTTATTTTTTACCGTTTACTTGAGATTTCACGGTAATTATAGTTAATAATAGAACAATATGGCTAAAAAGAAAAGTAAAATCGGTAAAATGTTTAAAAAAATGAATGGTACATCAAGTCTTGAGACAACCTTTGGTGAATTACTAACTTCGATGGGTGTGTCATTTGAACCACATTTTATCTTTAAAAATAGGGAATATGATTTTTTATTAACTGATTACAATATATTGGTTGAAACCCATGGATGTTTTTTTCATTGCTGTAAAACGCACAACCCAGAACCAAAATACGCTTTCCAAAGAAAAAATTTAAAAAACGATCAACATAAAGTTAAGATTGTTAAGTTTGATAAGACTTACACTTTATTGGTGATTTGGGAACATGAAATGAAAGAAACTAAAAACGTTAAAAAAAAGATAAACGAATTTATCAACAAATACGGTAATCTATTGAATGGATAAAAAAAAGACCCGATTGCTGATCTTACGGTAAGCAAATCGGGTACTGTTATTATCTTTATTACAAAATTAGTATACCAAGATACATCTATCTGGTCTAAGAGTAGCTGTGATTTCAGCAATATCTTCTGCACTGTAATCCAATGAACCAAAGTCAACGTTGGTCAAGAATGTTCCCTGAAGGATCCATTTTTCAACAACAACACCAGTTGGGTCTAACATCTCAAGTTCGATGTCTTTCTTATAACCAGCTGCGTAACCCATACGACCTGTAACAGATTCGGCATGTAGACGAACCCACTCCATTAACGCTTGAGCGGCTGATGGCCCAATAGGGTCTTTAAATGTAACGTCAATAGATTCCCAGTTAAATCTACCAGCTACATAAGTTGATGTATTCAAAAACGGGATTTCAACCTCACCAATGGTGATCTTAGGTCTTGACGTTGAAATTACAAACCATTCGTTAATACCCAATGAACTTGGAAATCTTAGGATAAACCTGTTTTGTTTCTTCGGTTCGTAAGGTACAGGCATTTTCATTAATAAGTTCGCCATAATTTTCTATTTTTTTTAATTGATTATTTCTTTTATATAAATATCTGGTAAAATCGCTTTGTTCAGATACTTTTTTATTTTACAATAAATAGTTGAAAAAAAAATTTTTGTAAACACTTGACTTTATCATTTTTTTTCCTTACTATTGAATAGGGCCTTTTATATAAAAGGTACTTTTAATACATACTATATACATAAATAGTTAACAATATTAATAAATAATAGATAAATAATAAAATGTATAATGGTACTCTTATATAAAAGGAACTTATGATATAAGGTACTGCGCAATTTTTAAAATTGGTACATAAAAAAAGGGCTCGAGTAGAGCCCTTTTAAATTTATTCTATTTTTATTAGATATTATCGAATGATACGCTTGTTGGTGTAACCACGAATTCCAATTCAATGAATTCCAATGTTGGTGTTGGTTTAAGGAAGATTTTACCTCTAAGTGTATTTCTATCATTATCCTCAACTTCATTCACCAATGAAACTCTAAAGTCGGTTAAACCTCTTTCTTTTCTGATGTTATCCAATATTGGGTTAACAAGTGATAAGAATTGACTTCTAACCTGCGCATCATTTGGATCAAACAATAATCTGTTTGCTACTGCTACAATTAATTTTCTTGCTTGTAACAATAATCTTCTGATGTTTAATCTGTTCAATGCACTATCTCTCAATTGAAGGTTTCTGTTACCCCAAATTACATTTCCTACGTCAGAGAATGTAGCGATAGGGTTAATTCTACCTGGGTAAAGAATGTCCCTGCTTTCTTGATCCAATGCGATACGAGCTCTGATACAGTTAACGATACCTCTATTGTAACCTGCGGTTGCAAACCAAGGATGTGCTACGTTATCAGTAAAGGCTAAGTTTCTTACAACCTCAGCTGTTGGTGGGATGTAAAGGTTAGCATTATTCTCGGTATCTGAAATTTGAATCCAAGGATAGTATACAGCGGTATAGTTAGAATCGATTTCTGTTGTTTCCAATTCATCGATGATATCATTAGGGAATAACCAATCTTCTGTGTTAGCAGCGTTGTTATTACCAATTAACTTGATATCAGGTAAAGTTGGTAAGTAAATTGAATCTAATCTTTTTTCTTCAACTATTTCAATGGTGTCTCTAACCAACTCTGTGTTGTTAAGTATATCGATACCAGGTGTAGCTAAGATGTTGATTACTGTTTGTTCTGGATTTTCAAAAGTTTTAACACCATACAAGTATGAGTAGTAATCTGAAGTACCAAACAAGTCACCATATTCAACACTTGTGAATGTATCAAATCCAGCGGCTACGAAACCATTTCTACCGATTTTATAATCATCACCATTAGTTCTTTGTTCTCTGTAAATATCCCAACCATCAAATCCTCCAGACAATAAAGCTGTGAATTTTCTTGTTTTAATGTCGTGATATGGGTGAGTTAACGTTGAAGCAATGACAACTGGATCAACAAAAGTACCAACACCAGCTGCAAATACATTATTTCCATTTGTATCTACAATTGTACCAGCGTTAATATCCAAGTGGAAACCTTTTGTTTTAGTTGTCCAATCTAAACCATCATTGTAAGCATTATCACCAGTTAAAGAAACTTTACCTTTAAATTGTAATAAGTCAGCATCAAAACCGTACTCAAGGTCGGTAAAACCTAAGTAAATCTTTCTAACTTTATCACCAAGAGAAAATATCGGTGTAGAGAATGGTGGGTTTACGATTAATTCACCTGGAGCGTAGTATTTTGTTTTGTAAGATAATTCAGGTACACCGCAGAAATCAGCTTCAGTTGAACCTGTTCCAAATGTTCTAAACTCATATCCTTCAAAACCTGAAGCAACCGCATCAATTGGGGCGTTTTCAGCCATTTCAACAACCACATAAGAACTTCTTAATGGGTATTTGTTGTCAATGGTACCAATTCTTCTACCAATGTAATTGTCTTGCGACTCGTCCATAGATACAGATAAAAATCTTTCAAGGAAGAATGGGTTCTTATCACTATCAGCAAATGCTCTAATGTAAACGTCAAAAGTTTTTCTGTCTAAATCAACGTTACCGATTGAAACTTTAATATCCGTGTTAGCGTTACTACCATCAGATATAGATATAAATCTAAATAATCTTTGTGGTAAACCACCTCTTAACTCAGATACGAAAAATGGTGTTGCGGGTGATTGAAATTGGAATTTTAAATGATCCCAAGTATTAATTGGTATCAAATCAAAGTGCAAACCTTTAATTTCATTAAAGTTCCAACCTTTCTTTATAACAGAATCGTAAACTTCTTCAACAAATAAGAAAGCATCTTTATCAAACGCCTGTGTACCTAAAACATTTTTAATATAGTTTTTCTTGGTTTTATCAAGCGAAACGGTATAAGAGAAATTTGTACCACCAGTAGTTGTACCAGTAATTTCAAAAGTCGCATACGGGTTAGTTAAAGCAGCATCAAATTGGTCATAAGCTACTGTTGTTGAATCAACATTGTAACCCAA